ACCAGTTGGTACAACTATTCCAAAAGACTGGCTTGACCCAGTTATAATTTTTTGAAAGAGGTATAAAAATTGGCAGATAAAGATATGGCTGTACGTTCCTTTACCGTTGTAGGTAAAAAAGAGGACATTACTGATTTTGTTACAGCAATTGACCCTGACCAAACGCTATTAACTAATAAGTTTGGTAAAACTAAAGTTACTTCCACTGAGCACGCATGGTTGAATGACTCCTTGCGTCCTGCAATGGAAAATGCCTTCCAAGAAGCAGTTGACTTCGACTCTCAAAAGGCAAATCCACGTAAACGTGACTCTAACTATGTACAAAAATTCTTACATGGTTACTCCGTTACTGATACAACTCAAGCAATCGCTAAATATGGCGTAGCAGATGAGTTGGGTTATCAAATGGTAAAAGCGACTAAAGAAATTGGTCGTGACCTTGAATATGCTATCGTTCGCAACAAATCCAAAGTTATGGGTGATGATGCAATCGCTGGTAAAATGGGCGGTATTCCTTACTTCTTGGAAAACTTCAAAGAGGTAACTGCCGCAACTACTGGTGTATTTACACTTACAAACCATAAATTTGTAAATGGCGATGTTGTTGTATTCCGTGGTAAAGCAGGTAATGCACTTGATGCTAACTTGAAAGCTAACACTCAATACTTTGTAAAAGTTATTGATGCTAATACTTTCAACATTTGTGCAACTGAACAAGAAACAACTGCAACTGCACCGACTGTTATTAAACCTGCCGCTGCTGTAGCCGCTGGTAAATGCGAATTAACTTCTGGTAACGCAGTTATGCAAGCAGCTTGGTCCCGTGGTGGTTCCATTGATTTCGCTGTAATGTCTGGTAAAAACAAACGTGTATGCTCTGGTTTCACTCAAGGTACTACTAAAAACCGTGAACAAACTTCTAAAGAATTAGTAGAAGTTGTAGATGTATTGGAAACAGACTTCGGTCGTATCGACTTAGTTTCCCATCGTATGTACACAGATGACGTAGTAGACTTAATCGAAGCACAATACTGGAAATTGGGTTATTTAATTCCATTCCATGTTGAAAATGGTTTGCGTAAAGGTACTTACAAATCTAAATACATCACTGGTGATGCTACTTTAGAATGTACTGCACCTATTGCTAACGCTCGTATTTACAACATCACAAAATAATAAATGATATGGGGAGGGCGACCTCCCCTATTTTTTTTAGGAGGTACTATGAATATAGGTACACAAGTAGAAATTGACCCTAAAACTGGTGATTGGAAAATCAAACAAACATATGATGAAGGTGTAGTACTTCGTGAATGTCAACGTATGCGTGATAGCATGGAAGAAGGTCGCATTCATGATGGTAAAGCTAAGAAAATTGCAATGATACCACGCCACAGATTTGCCACTGATTTTGAATTGATGCAATATCAACAATGTCAAGGCAAAGATAACATTGAAGCAGCTAAATGGCTTAATATCTGGTTGGCTAAAAATCCAGAATTCCGCACTACTAATACAATCTACTCTGAGAATACAGGTAAAATTATCAAATCTACAGCTAAATACGGAGGCGTTTAATGATTAGAGTACAAGCCATCGTTGAAAGTATTTTATACAACTTAGATGAGGCATATAATCGTCAACACTCTAACAATGAACTAATTGATGCAATTAATACCGTATTGCGATATGTAAACTTATCCCTTATCAACGTCGAGAGCTCTTATATTGCTAATAAAGTACCTCTAAAGCCGAATAATGGCGTTGCTAAGTTACCAAGTGATTTCGGTAAATTTGACTCCATAGAAGAAGATACAAATGATACTTATGAAATCATGGGTAAAAAAATATATATCAAGAACGATACTACCTTAAAATACTATCGCATCATTGATGAAGTTGAAGATGTGACAGATGAGATTGATTTGCCTCCAATTTTATTTGATTTATTTGTACGCTTTGCTACTATGTTACTCCGTAAAGAGCCTGATAAAACAGGAGGTTCTGACGGTATGGCTAAAATGATTGCTGATGAAATCAAAAAAATGACAGCCAGTGATGCTAGTAGACCAATTGAGCGACCTATGCAGTTTTATGTATAAGGAGTAAGCATGAAAGTAAAAGAAATGTTGATTTTGGCACGGCAACGTCTTGGTGATATGCAGAAGACTTCCTACTCTGATATTGAGTTAATCTATTGCCTCAATAATGCAATCGACCGCTTATCCTATGAATTATCTCATCAAAATGACCCTGAATTAACAAAAAAATTAACATTAACTGGCACAACTGAAGTTAAAAGACCAGATGATTTTATCGCATTCCAAGGTCAATTCCCTGTTGAGTTTGAATATAGAGTTGATGGTCCTATTATGAAACACCTAGACCCAGAATTTGATGGTGAATTAGAGGTTGTATACTATGTTGCAATGCCACATGTTAAATCTCTTGAAGATGAAATTCCATTCAAACGTGTTATGTTCAATAAACAGTTATTGCAATTCTTGTTATATGAAGCTAAACCTTCCCTTGAAAAAGAAGGTCAAAATAGCAATACTACACCTGCTGACCAAGGCTAGGAGGTAATATGACAGTAAAAGAATTAATGAATAAAGCAGCATTACGAAACCGCTTATCTGATAGTATTGAAAGTGGGTACGATGACGATGAATTGATTGCATACTTTAATGATGCAATTGATTTTGTATGGCATGTACTTATCGACAATAATTATTATGAGGTTATCGGTGATATTACTTTCACACAAAAGGAAACACCTACACCTGATGACTGGTATAAGGCAACAAACCAAGCACCATTGCTTTTGAAAAACAAAGGTAAAACAATTGAATGTTATGGTGAATTACCATATACAGTTCGATACTATCGCAGACCTCAATTTGTATCTACGGTTAATGATGAATTGCCGTGGACAAACGAAGCATTCTCTAACATTCTTGCTCAATTGACTATTGTATTCGCAATGAGTAATCATGAATTCGATATGACAGTAGAACAAGACTTTGTGGAGGCTATTATTAATTACTTATAGGAGGATAAATGGACAAACAAAATAACCTACCATCTACGATAAATGGTGATGGTCGTAAATTTATCTCCTTGCTAAAAGGGTATTTAAACGATATTAAGGCTTCTTTAGAAGACCAAATCAACGAAGCTACAAAGATTTGGAATGGTATTGCTGACAACCCTGATACTATATCTGAACAAGTCCGTAATATTACTATAGATGAACGCTCTGTAAATGGGAGTGTATCTCTTATTTTGAAATGGGATAGCACTCCTATCAAACAATATGCAGGCGTAAGTATAGATGTTAAAGTTGGTGATTTCCACGATACAGTAGACCAATTTGCTGATAAGCAGGTCCATCAACATTACGATACAGGCAAAACAAATATCTTTACAATACCAAACGTAGAGATTGGTAAAAAGTATGAATTCGCAATCCGTGGTAGAGATATTCGTAACGCCCTTTCTGAAAAAGCTAGAGCACCTGTTACGTATTATTATGTATCTGAGCAAACTCATGTACCAGAAGCTCCGTATGAAGCAACTGTTGTATTTGATAAGCGTGGTGCTTATTGGTCGTGGAAACAAAGACCACAAAATGACTATCAATGGACAGAACTACGTTTAGATGAGCATGTAGGTGAGTTGCATAACAGGTTAGATTTGACTACTGATTGGCACTCTACTGCTAAACCGTATGCACGTGTTGGAACTGGCTATATCTATAATAAGGGTGTGGGTAATTCGTATTCAGTACCTGCCAAAGTGAATTATAGCAAGGCTGTTCCTGCTAAACCAACACAATTAGTAGTTAAGCCTGTTATTGAAGGTCTTAATATTACCTTTGCTAGTATCCCAGAAGACTGCACAGGAGCTATTGTTTATGTTAATAATGAAGAGAACTTTGTGGTGGATAACAGTCTTAATTACCTCTGTTCTACTGGCACTTACACTGTTAAGGTTTGCTACACTGATATTTTTGGTAATGGCGAAATGTCTGACCCAGTAACTATTAGTACTATCGAAGAAATACCAATCGAAATGCTTAATAAAGAAAAGCTAGGTATTAATGCTATTAACCAAGGTATTACAGATATTAATAATGCAAGAAAAGAAATTGACAAGAAGATTGGTGGATTACAAACATCGCTAACTTCTATGAATGGTATTATTGATGCCAAAGTTAAAGATGCTAAAGACACTGCGGAAAGTAGATTAACAGCTACCGCTAAAGCAATCAACTCTACTGTATCAAATAACTTTAATAATTTACAAACTAGCATTACACAAGTTGCTAATAGTATTGAACTTAAAGTTAAAGCTGGTGTTGATAAATTAACTGGTCAAGAGATTGTATCTCGTATTAACTTAGCTCCAGATACAGTAAGTATTTCTGGTAAGTATATTCATATCACTGGTCAAACTGTATTTGATAACGGTGTAATTGTTGCTAAACATATCGGCGATAAAGCTATCGTAGGCACTAAGATTGCAGATGGTGCCATTACTACTGATAAGCTAGTAGCAAATGCTATCACAGGCGACAAAATTGCAGGTAACGCTATTACATCTGATAAGATTAAAGCTGGTTCTGTAACAGCTACACAAATTTCAACCAATGCGGTAACAGCCGAGAAAATCAAAGCTGGTTCTGTAACAAGTGATAAAGTTGTAGCAGGAGCTATTACTGGTGACAAAATTGCAGGTAACAGTATTAGTGGTGATAAAATCCAAGCAGGTGCTATTGATACTAATAAACTTAAAGCAGGGGCT